ATTTACTAAAGCTGCCCAAGTCATTATAACTTCAGCCCCTGCCCCATTATTATCTATCGTAGTAAGTCCAGAAAGTTCACTGGTCGTAAGAGCATCTGAGGCTGTTTTTGTAATAACTCTTGGAGTGATAATAGAAGGTAACCACCAAGATCCATCATCAGAATTTGGGGTATTCCCAGTATTACTTCCAGCCTGAGAGGTATACATCTTATAATTATCAGCAGAATCAAGAACAAAATCTCCAGCCGCATAAGTAGTTCCACCAGCATATACAGAAACATTCCCGGCTGCTATTGCCCCGGCTTCTGCGGCTTCTGCGGCTGTCTGAGCCAATTCTGCTGCGGTCTGAGCAGTTTCAGCATCAGTAGAATATCCATCAACCGCTGTGGATAAAGCATTCATTTGAGCAGTTAAAACAATTAGTTCTCCTGTGGTAGCTGCTCCCCATAATGAAAGAACAGTTAAAAACGCATCAGCCCTTGTATCAAAATTATCCGGATCAGTCCTTTGTGGGGCAGTCCCAGGATCACTGATTGTTTGTGCAATTTGATAAGCCGCCATTATTCCCCCTTATGTCAGTCCTTGTACTTCAAGTTCACATTCCGATGTTTTATTGCTCTGAATCATCACTTCAAAATCACTGAAAAAGCCGAAAGCAACAGGCAGCGACATTGAGGTTGAATCATTATTCCCGTCATAGACACACGGCGTTGCCCTTAATTGAGTTAGGATTTGGAACACCTGGTCAAGCCCATCAGTTAAAACATTCAGCGTGTATCTTAATTCTTTGGCCCATGCCCTTTCGACAAGTTGATATTCACCAAATGAATTGGCATCTTTTGTGCTGAAATCTGTAATTCCGCCTTTTAACCCATACCTTGTTTGGCCCAGGTAAAGAGAATGACCGACGACCAAATGCCCCACCCTGATCATTGAAGTTGCAGAGCCCGTAAAAATCACCCGGCAACTGGTATTGTAAGAATATGTGTAAGAAAAGGCCTTAGAGGATGAAAACCGGATCGGGCTGAAAAAATAGTCTGTCCAGGACAAAACCTCTTCTTGATACAATGATGTTGATTCATGATCATAGACAAGTGCCATTGTCCATGCTGCATAAGGAGCGGAACCGGCCGGATCATCATACACCGCTGAAGTGATTGTAATTGCTCCGGTGCCTTGATCCCATGTTTTTATTGTCCCGGCAAAAAATGCCCTTTGATCTGCTGTGACATAAACTTCAACTTTTTGGCCGACCGCCCATGTGTTGTTTGTTGACACAACCATTGAAATATCACCGGCGGCAGGCGTTTCATTTGTCACACTGGTTTCAGTCGTACTATCATCCGAAACGATATATTCAATATTGGTTGCTTCTGCCAGAAAGAAAGCAAGGCTGTTCGTTTTATTGGCTTTGACTTTTGTGCTGATCTTGACCGTGTTTTCAGCCTGGCTTGCCATGAAATCATCAAACATTTTCCAGCGGTTTGAAGCGGAGACTTTGGCCCAATTTGTGCCATCGTCATCAGGGGGATAATTATTTGCATTTGCGGCTTCTTGACTTTCGTATACATCCCTTGAGTAATACGCACCGATTTTTTTAATGGATAAATTTGTGATGGACCCGTCAAAAGTGGCATTTCCCTGAACGCCGCTTTTCGTGTCTGTGCTGCCTGCTGTGACTACTTCCAGATAAGTTCCATCCGCTGACCTTGCAGTACCTAAACCGCCTTGAACGTATGCCTTGACCTCACCTGCAACATAATTTTTAACCTCGTAAACAACCAAATATAAATCATCGGTATCAATCACATTTGAGTTTTGATAAATTTTTGTATTTCCAGCTTGAGCCCCGTCACAATCATACTCTGAATTGGTACCGTCATAACTCCATTCAGGGCCATCAACTTCAAATTGATCAAACGTGCAATCACCATATGATAGGAGTTCTGGAAAATCAGAATAGAGGATATAAACCCGCACCCCGGCCCCGTATGTTGTAGCCGCCAACCAATCACTAAAAGAGGCCTCTGAAACATTGCTTGCCAATAAATTAGTTATTAAAGGGACAGTGACTTGCATCAGGCAATCTCCGTTGTTCTTATTGTTGTAAGACCCTGGGTTACTTTCTGTAATGTTTTTTCTATCTTTTTGACCTTCATGGCATTGTTGGTGCCGATCTGTTTTATTTCACTTCGGAGTGCTTTGATTTCGGAAAGCAGATCTTTTGAATAGTCGTTTTTAATAACCAAAGGAATATCACCGCCGCCCATTGGAATAATCGCCTCTGTGCCGTGCAAAAGGGCTGAATATCCAGATTTTGGTCCAGTAGCAATCCCACCTTCTGCGTACCCGTAAGCTGAAGTTAGTTTATTTATATCTTGTCCTAATTGGGCAATATCTAAATCAGGATATGCTGCTCCTTTTTCACCTAAAGACATTCCTTGAAAGTCTTTTATAAAGGCAGAGACTTCTGTTTTTGTATAACCACCTGCCCCATACTTTTGGAGAATGGTTTGTTCATTGTCTGGAGATATAGCCAAGCTGCTGGTATCGAGTTGCCAAGGCATCCATTGAGAAGGATCTGAAACACTGGCTGGACCTGTTTTTCCTGTTATTGGATTGGTAACTGTTCCACCTGGATATGTGGGTTGAATTCCCAAAGCTACAGCAATATCAGTTAAAGCCTGGATCAGCCCAGCAGAAGCATTTAAAGATATACTCCCAAAAGCAGATCCAAGGGCTGATGGAAGGGAAATCAAAGTAGAATTCAAATTATTAAAAACAGCCCCGTTATTAAAAGCAATATTAAAAGCATCATAATAATCTATGAAAGTCTGCTCATTCAACAGAGCAGCAATTCCAGTATCTATTAATCCAATATCTGTTGCAATATTTTGAAGCTCAGTCAACTGGGCTTTTGGATCAACAATTTCAAGGGCTGTTACTGTTTTTCCTGTGCTGTATTCAACATCTTTTAAAGTCCCAAGAACTTTTGACCAAATTTTATTGTATTCATATGATGTTTTTGCCGTTTCAAGGGCTTTTTTCATGGCCTTGCCTGAAAGGTCTGACAGTTTGGCCGCCCCTGCTGCTGCTGTCACAGGATCAAGTGACATTGCATCCCCGGCAGCCTTATTGAATTTTTTAAGAATTTCAGACAGAGAAGATTGCCCACCAACGCCAAACTCGATTTCAAGAGATTCAATTGTATCTGACATTGATTCCTGAATGCCTTCAAATGCGCTTGAAGTTTCCTGAACAATATCTGCAAGGGTTTTTAAATCGTTCGCTGCTTCAGTGACTGAAATATTATGCAATGCAGCAAGATTGACAAATTCAATAGCAGATTTACCCATGATGGATTTTACAAATGATGCCTGTTCTTTTGATGTTCCTAATTGAACACCGTATTTTTGCCCGAGAGTCATGGCCGAATATTCATTGCTCAGTCCAGCGATTTCGGCCTTTGTGCTCCCGATCGTTTGAAGATGGGATTTATAGAGGTTGAGGCCTTCAACCATTTGCAATGTGCCTACAACAGACTTAAATCCTTTCTTAACTGCATCTAATTGGTTTATGTAATTTTGATCACCGGCCAGAACCGCGGCATCATATAAGTCAGTGAAAAACTTATTTATCTTTTCACCCTGTGAGGCTATTTTTTGGATTTTGAGTTGATCAGCATTGAAAACGAAATTCTTTACAGAATCCGCCATTGATTGAAAAATTGCCGCTGTGGGTTTTGAAAGCTCTTTGACTTTTTCGTTAAAAATTTGGTTCTGTACTGTTTGTGATTTGTTTAATTCTTCATTTGTGGCGTTTGCTTTTTTGAGTGATTCGTTTAAAAGATCAAACCCCTCTATCATCGTTTTAACTGTGGCCGCTACAGGGTCAAGATTCATGTTTTCAATTACTGCATCTAATTCAGCCAATGTGTTTGTGACAAAAGCAATCTGCTGATAAGCTTCAACTGAGCTCAACCCAAAATCATTTATTCTATCGTTGAACTTTTGCATGAAATCGGTTGTTTTTTTAACGATGTCCGTAAAAGAAATGAAACTATCCCAGGTTGAACCACCTTCCGGCATGATCGCCTGAAAAAATTCAGTGTTGAAAATATCGGCCATGGCAGAAACTTGGTGTTTGATATTGTCATAGACGGGCTCGGTATATAAATACGGATCGGCCCCTGTTCCTTTTCCCTGAGAACTGAACCCGGCGTTATCATAAAACTCTCTTGATCCAGGTTTGGGAGCATTTTTATCAAGAACAGATCCGGCGGTAACATATTGACTTCCGACTATGGTCTTGATTGATTTTTCCATTGCACCTGAACCGGGCAACGCTGATAATAAAAGACTTCCTAAAAGTTCAGAGAAAACCGCATTAGAAAGACCGGAAAAGGCCTGCTCAAAGCTCTGCTCATCTGTGACCCGGAAGGAAACGCCAAGGTGTTCATATGATTTCAGGATGTCATTAATATTGGTTGAAATCGCTTTATCTACATTTGAAAAAACCGTGTCGAAATAGCTGAATAATGTTTCCCTGATTTGTGGTTCATTGTCAAAATCAGCCGCAAAAACCCGGTAATCATAAAGACCGGATTTGAAATCATCATACATGTTTTCCATGGCGATTGTGTAAGGATCAGTTCCTGGGCCATTGCTGCCGGTCCCGAATTTCCAATCTTCTTTTGACATGCCGCTTATGCCGAATTGCGGCTTGTCTGAAAACATTCTCCCTAAAACTTTTGTGGCAACCGTGGCAGCTGCTGCGATAACTCCGAGAGATCCGGCACCTGATATCATGCTTGCCCAGGAATTGTTGCCAATAGCTGCAGACCCGAAGGCACCGTCACCGGCCATTAATCCAGGAGCTGCTTTACCAGAAAACAAACGCCCCAAGCTGCTTAAACCAAAACCGCCCCCGCCTGAACCACCACCGCCAAAAATAGTGGAGCCTATTTTTCCTAAAATACCGGACCCGCCACCAGTTGAACCACTTCCCCCGAAAGCAATATTCATTACAAGATCAGTGCTGGCTTTGGCTGCCATTTCTGCAATCATCTTAGTGAATGAATCAAGGATTGTATCAAAGACATTTTCTTGACCTGTTAAGATATTCTCGTACATAGTCGCAAAAACATCATGGACATTATCGGCCATGTGTTCGTAGGCTTTCACCTGATCCTCAAGGGCTTTTTCAAGAAGTTTTTCCCGGTCTTTTATGGCTTGCCGTTCTGCGTCATATTCAAATTGGGTCTTAGCTTCAATCCCGTCTTCAAATGATTTTAATTTGTTGGCTTGATGTTTTTCCTCAAGCATCCACAAATCTTTTTTAACTTTTTTTGCTGCGGCAATTGTTAAGGCATATTTCTTTTGATTGGCATCTTGCAGAGCTTTTAAATTTACAGGTGTTGAAGCGCCCCCGCCCCCGACATTATTCAACAACTTTTCATATTCTTTGATTTGATTTATTGCCAACTGCATCTTATCAAAATGCTCTCTGGTATATTCTGGAAAAGGAAAGGTTAAAGTCCCGTCACCACCACCAAATACAGCAACAATGCTTTTATATAATTTTATTAAGGCGTTTCCAGATGCTTTATGCTTTTCAACAATATCACTTACACCAAGGCCTATTTTACTAAGGGTTGCATCAAGCAGAACAAGGGCCCCGATTATTTTCCCTGCAGGCCCACCAAACATGATCGCACCCACAATGCCGTACCCGGCAGCGCCAACCATCCCATCAGGTAAAACATTATAAATATCAACCAGGCCTTGTATTGATTTTGTTATTTCATCAACGGTTTCTTTTGTTTTTTGCTTTATGAGCCCGTCATTTGCTTTTATCCAATCATTCATTTTTGCAACAACATCGGTTGCCACTGGTAAAAGCTCATTTCCGAGCATGGCCTTTAGATCTTCGGAATTGGCAGTTAATTGTTTTATCTGGTTAGCATAGCTGCCCATAGTTCTCTGCTGATCACCAATAGCGGCGGCAGACCCCTTGAGCATTAAGGCAAAGGCAATTTGTGCTTTGGTATTGGCATCCACCATTCCTTTGCCGTCCCAAAGTCCCCGGCTTAAAGCCTCTTGCTTTATGACAGTTTCATTTAAAACAACTCCATATTTTTTCATTGTTTCAAAATTACCAACCAAGGCGCTTTGAATATCTGCCATGGCCGCCGCTGTTGGAACATTATTAAATGATGCTAAATCGGCGGAAAGTTTGACAACTGCATTTGACATTAAAATAGCTTTATTGCTGACCATGCCCATCGGCACGAGCAAGTCCTGAATACTGGAAAGGTATTGCTTTGCCTCTCTTGTAGACATTGCGTAAGAGTTGACAAGCTCTTTTGCCATGGTTTCAGCTTGTTTGCTGTGATTTTTAAAAACGACATCAAACTTTCCTACGGTTTCCTCAAGGTCACTGGCAGCATCTATGGCTTTTTTCATGGCAATGGCGGCAACTCCGGCAAAGGCAGTGGCAGCAATGCCCGCCGCTTTGAAATTAATACTGTCAAACTTGTGCTGCATATAGACAATATTTTTTTCAGTCAAAGTTTTAGCGTTCGCAAGATCCCGCTTATACTTGTCAGTTTTCGCCCTGACATTTATAAAAACGCTTCCCAGTTTAGCCATTTTTTCTCCGTTCCTGTTTGACTTTCATTGCTTCACTTCTTGCGTGTTGACACAAATCAAGGCAATAAAGCCGGTCCTCTTTTCTGACCCCGACCATTTTCATAATCCGGAAGGGGTCAATTCCCTCAGATCCAGTCCGCCAGTAAACCTCATAAACGAGCCTGTTTTCTTCGAACAATTCAGGCAGGCATTTTTCACAGGGCGGTTGTTCAGACCCCTTGAAAATCTTTTCGTATTTCCTTCTGCATGAAACACAGTCTATTTCTCCGGCCCGGATGCAGAAGGCTTCAAGTTTTTTCTTTGATCTTCCTTTTCCTGCTTGATATCCGCCGCCATTGTTTCCCGGCATTCATTGACAAACTCGTTAAATCCGTCAATTTCCCTGGAAGCCCGGACAATATTTTCAGGAGTGCACTTCATTTTTTGGTCTTTCCGGTCGTAAAATTCACCCCATCCGGTGATACAGGTTTGCATGGTCAGTTCACGATCAAGGCGTTTGTTTGTCTCCTGGGAAAATTTAGGTTCCATCTTCCCTTTTTTGCCTTTCTCGTAATCAATCTTTTGGACAAAGACCTGATCAAAAATATCCTGAGATTCGCCAGGTAAAAGATGTTTGATTTTTATCCATGCTTTGTCCGGGTCTTCTGGTACAAAAAACTTGCGCTCTCTTGTCTTTGAAATTCTCATTTTTTCCTTGCTCCTTTTTTAATTAAAATTATGCTCCTGGTTAGAGAGGGCGGAGGGGAGGAGCGGCCCCGTCATGGCGAACCATGCCGCCCAAGGCGTTAAATAAGGCGCATCGCACCTTCAACTTTGCCATCAAAGGTAATTGAAGTGAGAGAACCCTTGTCTGCTGATATAGATGGTTCTGTCAAAATCTTGATATGACTGACCATTGTCTCTGCAGGAAGACCACCACCGGCAGCGGTTGTGCTGTTCGGCGTGTAGTAGGATGTATCATCAACATAAAATCTAAGGTCCGTCAGATCTGACTTGAGCCAATACGCATCCCTGATTTTATCCTGTCCGGTTGTATCGTCTTTTTTGTAAGACCCTGAAAAGGAGACTGTTCCGCCAGTCCTGATACCTCGGAGGATTCTATTGTCATCATCCCCGAAGTCAGTATCATCATGTTCGACATAACTTCCCCCGGAAAAACCCCAACTGCCTAAACCGACAATTTCATTTGACCCGATTGTCACTTTCACCTCATGTCCTGGTTTACTTTCAAGTGCCATTTTTCTCACCTCTCGTTAAAATTAAAAAAGCCCCTTTAAATGAATCTTTTTTGATTCATCCGAAGGGGCTTAATGCGTGTCCGGCCTAACTCTATACGGGCAATTAAGGTGGTATAGAGTTGTTTTTTATATGGTGATTATCTATTCGATATCCTCACCCTTTTTTATTTTTTCCAGCAAAAAAACGAGCGACCTAAACGCCCGAATCAGTGCTGTGATTATTTGTTTTTCGGTTTTTGTCATCGCATTATTTTTTGGAACAGCTTGTATGTTCCCCAATCTGCGGCCATGAGGGTCAAGTGTTTTATATCAATACTGCAATCAACAATGATCGGAATATCCCTTTTTTTCAGTTCATCACAAAAGTTGATATCCTCACCGATGGCCTGACCATTATCACCAACGGCGAACCGAAACCATTTTAGAGGGATCATGTCATTGAAAATTTGCATGTCATACATAATGCACCCGGTGCCGGTGTATGTGACTGATACATCATTTTTAAAAGTTCCATCCTCATTTTTTATATCTTCATCTTTTACCTGATACAATTTTCCTGGCTTTCCCCGGAGGAGAAGAGGATCAAAGGGAGGATACCGCCTGTGGACCCTGACCCCGACAACCGGCTTTTCATGAGCCAGCAATTTATCAATCATTGAATCAGCATTATATATCTGGTCGGTATCCATCATTAAAATATGGGTGCATCCCAGGAGCAAAGCCTGTTGAACCAAATTGTTTCTTGCCGCATCGATCTGGCAAGGGAAATCAGGCATTAAAACATCAAAGGAAATAGGTTTACCATTTTGAATGAGGCTTGACATATATTCAGTGACAACTTTGATAAAAGAGAAGAAAAATTGCGTATAAACCCATTGATCAGTCAAAGGCACCGCAATGGCAAGTTTGATTCCATATTTTTCCTGCATCCTGGCTCGTTTGCGCTGACAATAAACTTTAAAATCTTTTTTCTCTTTATCACCGTCATACGCTTTTTGGTATCCTTCGTCATAGCTGGCTGTTTTATTGACTGGATGATTATGCTTTATCCTTGATTTTTCGGCCCAGGTCCACCGGCCTAATTCTTCGGCAATGTCTTTTAATTCATTGTCACACCAGCAATGATGATAATCAGTGGAGAAAAAGGCACCCCCTGGAATATGATCAAGCATTTTTTTATCGGCCAACCAGTGGGCAATCGGATTGCCTTGATTGTCCGGCACTCTGACATCTTGAGTGTTTAATCCGACCACACCCCACCCGTCCGGCAACTTTTCCATTTCTTCCAGGGCATTTTTCAGAAAATCTTTTTCCGGCAAGGTATCATCACCCAGGAACATTACTAAATCATGCTCTGCAATTTTGGTGAGGGCTTCGACCATGGCCGGGCAACCTATGCTGTTAGTGTCTTTTTTGGCTATAATCTCATATTCATATGATGGCACCCCGGCATTTTTTATGATTGCCTCTTTGCACTTTTCGGCGCTCTCTGGCCTGATCACTGGTATTATTATTGATACGTTTCTCATGCTCCTTGCTCCTTTTTTAAATATTCCTTTGCAATAATTTTAATATTATTATTTTTCAAAATGTAATCCCGCATATTTCTATCCGGATTATATTTTTTTAATTCTGCTTTTAAAGTTTCTGAATCCCACTCAAGATTAAAGCGCCGCCCTGAACAATTATTTTTTCTGAGTTCAAAGATATTTTCATGTGTCACCATGCCGTCAAAAGTTTTATTTATAACCAGAACATTTTTTCCACATGATAAAGATTCATAGCAACCACGACCGACCGACAAAACTAAATCAGCCCATTCAATATTTTTTATCGTTGTCGGTTGGTGGTCTGCTAAAATTCTAAAATTAAAATGCCTGCAAACTTTTATAATTTTTGGTGTCCAGGGATTTATTTTTGCGTGATTGTTCAAGTACAAAATATTTTTTAAACTTTTATTTATTTTTGTCGGTAAAAAATAATCTGTGTCAATTGGATTTCTGATCACTTCCGGATTAAATTCTTGAAACTTTTTTTGTACTTCTTCTGAAACTGCAACATAATAATCAGCGCCGGGTTTCATTTTTTCAAGTTCAGGTATAACTCCATGACTTGTAAAAATTCTTTTTGAAATATTCCAGTCCAATAATTCTTTTAAACAAGTGTTGTGATTAATTAGTGCAAGGTCATAATGTTTATTTTTATCAGCGGTTGCAAAAATTAATCTATTCACTCCTGACCTGGAAACGTACACATCAACGTCATGATTTTTTTTCAGGTGATCGTACATGGTCATTGTCCATGTTTCGGACCCACCACGATCTTTTAAAGAATAATTTGTAAGAAGGATTTTCAAATTAGCCCCTTTGTCTCTCAAGCAATACATCATAATCAACAGAGTAACCCTGTATCGGCGGCACCTGTGAAAAATCGTTGTTCGGGTTGACCATATCCCTCTTAAACTGTAAATGCCGCCAACCTGTGACAGTCAAGCTGCAATTATCAAACATCGTTTTAAGCGATTCAAGAAGGTTGCCGGCTTCAAGTGCTGAATTATTCTGAGAGAAGATATCAAATTGAAGGGTAAAATCTTCTCGCTCGTCTGTGAAATCAAGTTCGTCAACGTCCGCAACTGAAAAATAAACGCAATATGGAAACGTGGCTCCCTGTGGCGCGACGTTGTGATAGAACCGGCCTGAGACATCGTTATAAAAGCCGCTGCCTGTTGTATCGGAAAAATGGTTATATATGGCTTCGAAAAGTGAATTCATAATTTATTCAATCCGTCCTGATACATCTTTTTAGCTTTTGCCTTGTTCTTTTTTGCTGCTGGCCTCATAAATGGTTTTGCTTCATCCTTATATGTTCCCATTTCAAAAAAAGAGGCATGATAAGGTTCGTGCCAATTCTTAGGCCCCTGGCACCAGACCAGATAACCGCCATTTTTAAACTTACTTTTATCAACGTAAAATTGATCTAACAGCCCCTTTTCAGTCGTGGTTTTTGCTTTACGCTTTAAAATCTTTTTGGCATCAGCCTCGATATTTTCAGCAATTTCTTTACTGACATTATCCACAAGCACTCTGGTATCTTTTAGAATCTGATCGCCGTTCCATTCTATTTCAAAAGTCATCAGATATCCTCCAAACAAAGCAGGTCAAAAGACCGGTTCCGCTCTTCATAATTGAGAATTGAAATAATATTAAAAGTCCTGGACCCGAAAACAATTCGATTTTTTGAAGTGATACCGGATTGATACCGAATTCTTATTTTATGGGTTATTTGCTGTTCAAGTTTCATGGCATCCAAATTTTCTTTTGCACTTAATGGCCAGATTGCGGCGGGAACTGAGCCCATGTTTTCCACATTGGCCCAGGAAAGCGTAAAACCCCCCATACCATCAGAAACAGAAGTTTCGGTTTGTATTGCTATTCTATGTCTGAGGTTTCCCGCTCTCAAAATACACCACCCCATAATTTATAAGGAAAAAGCAAAGCCTCCCAAGTTTTCAAAGTGCGCCCGCCCATTCCAAAATATTCAGTTTCCCGATACTCAAACATATCCGAAATGGTTAATTTAATGGCGTGTCTGATCGCTTCGGGAACTGCCTGGCCTGCACAAGTCCAAACTCCTTCGGTTGCCCCTGCGCCGTCCGCAACTGTTCCCGCAATAGTCAAGGGCCATGTTGGAGCTGTGGCGCTCGATGTTAATTCAGTGGTACATTTATAAACCAAACCATTTTCAATGGTCGGCATGACAAGATCATCCTCAGAATATGCATTTTCTAAAACCCATGTGTCTCCGAGAAAAAACCCGCACACAAACTCGATTTTAATGGGGTTATTCGGGTAAAGAGTAGCAGTGGGCCAAGACTCTTGATATCCGAGTTTAACGGCCCCAGGTTCGCTCTGTGTGTCAACAATATAATCGTCACTGGAAAAAGTTGATTCATCCCCATCAGAATCAGTATATTTTATACTTGTAACAGATTGAAGCCGACCAAAGGGCAATTCAAAAGAATCTCCGGCAGGCCATCCGTCAAGGTATAATTTCCATGTTTGAGAAACTAAGCGCCTATGCAAAAACTGTTCAGCTTTTCCGGTTGCGGCACGGATTAATGACCGGATAAAAACATCATGCGTGGTTTCAGATCCGATTTCACATTGTTTTTTGGCTTCATCCAATGTGATTGGATATTGTGCCGGTGCTGTTACGAGTTCGGTTTTCATGCTTTACCCTTTATACCGGTGTTCATACCAATCAAGCGTTAAATGCATAAATTAGGCTCAGATCATCTTCCCACGTTCCATCATGATAAATAAACTTTTCTCCGGTATCGATATTGTGGAAAGTTGAACCTTCCGGCGGACTGTCTGGTTTTGCATCAGAAGACACCCCATTAAATCTTTGTATATTGGTTTCAAGCTTAACAGTCATAATACCCCCTTATACTGCCGCTGATATATAAGCACCCGGAGACATTGGATAATAATAAACATGGCCTGTGGCTGAAATAGTTGCGGCCTGAGTTGCGTCATCGCCCAACATACCAATGGTTCCAACTGTATTGGCCCCGGCTGCGGTTTCACCACCAAGAATAATCATATTACCGGCAAGACCGGACATATTAACGTCTGTCACTGCCTGGCCATCTGTCAATGATGCTGCTGATCCTACGGCACCGATTACTGTAATACGTTGATGCGCCTTTAAACTTGCAATGCTGGTACATTTTACACATAAGGCATTGACTGCTATTACAGGCGTGGTAAATGTTGCATTTAGGACAACCTGAGTTGCATTTGCATCGGCAGCGGCTGTCAGTTCAATGAAAAGTTGAGTTATACCCACCCTTCCAACAACATTAAAAATTTCGGTCTGAGCCGTGTCTGTGAAGTTTGCAGCTACCAGAACGGCATCTGTTGTTTTAACGTGCATACCTATGATCAGATCTGCTATTCGTCCCATTGTAGATGGTGCGTAATGTCTTGTGCCCATTTGTCAGGCCCTCCTATTTTAAGTATTATTTTTTTACTGCCTTCTCTCTTTTCTTGGCAGATTTTGATGTGGCAGTTTCTTTTTTCGGTTTTGGTTTCGGCTTCATTTCAGGTTTCTTTTCTGGCAATGGCCCATCAAAAAGCGCCATAAATCCTTTGTCTGGGGCGGCATAGCCTCCTTGCATCAATGCAAACGCTCTATCATCAGATACATTTGCAATAATACGATCAGGGGAAAAGCCTAAAACTTTTTGACCCTCTTTTGTTAATCGTACTTGCATAATAAAATCCTTTAGGGCAGGTTTTTAAGCTGCCCAATTAAAGATTAATCTGTGATAGCTGCCACATTCACATCAGATTGATATCGTGGTTCACCGAGGTACAAAACATCAACAATGCTTGCGCCCGCACCTGACATTCTGATTTGGAAACAATCGAATCCTGCACTGAATTTTGCAGGGTCCCATTCCATAATCCATAACTGGTTTTTAGTCGCACCTGTGTCAATCGTGAAGGTAACAGCATCAGTGGCCCTGGTAAGCAGGTCAGCAGTGGCTGTGTCGATATTATACCAAATCGGGCAGGTTTCAGCTATTGCAGTGGTTCCGGTCCCGGCTACGTCCGTGCTTTCGTTCCATGTTACAACCAAATCAACATCGTCAACATAAGTCATGCTAAGAACAGCCCACACCTTTTTAAAATTCTTGCATGAAATAATATCGGACGTATTCAGCAAGGCACTCCCGACTGCTGGTTCATGGCCCTGGATGATCTTAAAGGCTTCGGGTAAAGTTAAGTTACTCATTTTTATATTCTCCTTACTTTAAAAAATTATGCTCTTACTGCAATATTTACAAATGGACTGACAGTGCTTGACGTTCCCTTAAATGGAGTGATAGGCGCTGTCAATCGTGGTTGTCCGTCAAAGGAATAAACAAAGCGATAAGTAGTCTGGTCATAATCAAATTTAAAATGAATTGAAGATGCTTCGTTTATATTTCCGTAATCAACACAAAGATATTGTGAAAAATCACATAGCCATAAATCGCCAGCGGTTCCAAGGGATTCGGCCTGTTCAATGAATACAACCGGGATGCCTTCCATTGATCCATTTGTCCCGCCAACACCAGGAGGTAGAAACATTCTTGCAAGTTCGCCGGCTGTTCCTATTGCGTATGTCATTTCACGCAATGTTTTGTAAATATTCCGGTTTCCAAGCCAAACAACACTGCCAGAACCGCCTCTTTGATAAAACCTCATTACCATATTGAGGATATTTTCAGAAAGGATTGTTTCGGCTGCCTGTCCGCTTTCTTTTGCAACACTTATTTTAGCATCACAATTTTTTATACCAAGTGCCTGGCCTGCGCCGGTCCCTTCCATTACCAGATCCTGAGTTTTGAAAGCAAATTCTTCAGTAAAAAGCTGATTCATTTCCTGGCCCAAGAAAGTAGCATTCATCAAAATTTTATTTGATGCGTAATACATCCCGGTCAATTTTTCAGGAGCAAGTTTGATTTTGTTGAATTTTGTTGAGCTGGAAGTGATTTGTCCGAGTTCAGAATCAGTGTAGACACGAACGCCGCCGCCTCTTGATCCATCTGCCCGGTTTGTTTCGTCAAGGCCAACTATTTCAAGGCTTTCAGATCCGGTAATTGTTCTTTTCTGACATCTTTTCAAAACCTCTGAATTATTAAACCCATTTGTCATAAGGTCAATGGATGATTCAGATTGAAGCAAAAAACCACCTTCTGATCCTATTCCCTGGATCTGACCTGTTCCGGCTGCTCTTGACTCAGGAGAAAAGATCGGTTTCATGGACCTGTCAATGAAATCCTGACTAACCGGCTGTCCCTGGCTTTTTTCGATCATAGTCAAAGCTCTTTTTGTATTTTTTTCAAGCCTGGACAATGAATCTTTTGAATTTGCTGAATTTCTCAGGTTTGGATCTGTCACCATGGCAACATCAACCATCTGTTGACCAAAGGCTGCGGCCTGAGTGCCTCTGTATACCGGCTGGTCATCAACGATGATTGTACCAAAATCAAGGTCATTGTTCGGGTTGTCCAGCGCATCGATTTCCATGGCTCTTTTTTCGGCATCGATATCAGTGGTAAGAGTGTCGATTTCAGCCAAAAGGGATTCTCTTTCGGTTCTTTTTTCATCTGTCAAATCTTCCGGCTTTAATGCTCTGATAATTTTCAGCTTTGCCAGAGCTTCCCGGAACAATTTTTGAAGTCTTTCAAGTTCATTCATCTTTTTAACCCTCCCTGGGTTCGTTCTGCGATTAGAATGTCAATTTCCAAATTCTTTTTTTCATCCATTGCGCCGGTTGCGGCGGCTTCTGCGGCGGTTGCGCCGTCTTTTTTTATACCGTCAAGTGACCGAAGGGCCACTGTGGTATCATTGTATGCAGCGAAAGCAACATATGAATAATCGAATATTTCACCGATTTTGGTTATGGTTCTTTTCGGCGTATCAGTATCAAGCCCCTCCCATTCATCATCAAGCACAGTAAAGCCAAATGACATTTCACCAACATCGCCACGTTCTATTGATTCCATAAGGGCTGTTACAAATTGATTTTGCTTTGGCGGATCCGCCTCGATGTGAACACCGTTTTTATCTTCGATTTCTCTTAATGTTCCTGATTTTTTCCTGGCTATTGGCAATAAAACATCACTGTTATGGCCATACAAGAGTCTTGGATCTGACCTTTTTATTGCATCTTTGGCCGCACCCTTTGCGATGTATTCAAAAAAACCCATATCCTCGGATCTTTTATTGTAAACAATTGGAGTACCAGCAAGGACCCTTTTACCATCCTCCGTGTCTCTTACTTCGATTTTAAAAACCCTTCTTTCTATGTCTGATTTTTTTGACATTTTTACCTCACATTAATAAAGATGATTGAAAGGGTTTGTTTATTCTTGCGCCCTTTGAAATATTGTCCAAAGCCCATAAGGGCCGAACTTGCACATCCTGGCATTGACAAATAAGGATAGGCTTTTTATCTCTCCGCATTTTTTACATTTTCTTTTTTGTTCTAAAATCATTTTCATCCTATCGACATATAACAATCGCACCCTTGATGGATGGGTGTGTGAAATTTGTCACCTCGTATTTTCATCGGTGGATCAGTTGAATTTTTCCCTGGTAATTCTTCCCCATCACTCACAAGAGGACCACCGCCGGCACGAACTTTTTTCCCTGCTAATGATCGGCAATATGGGCAAGTTTTAGGCCCCCGGTTTCTAAGAACTGTTGAAAAGCCAACACTGAATGCAACGGCTTGATAAATTGCACTTGATGCCCTGACCGTTTCATTTACTGCAATTTTATCCGCTCTGGTTTTCGCCCATTCGTCCACCCTTTCTTCCAGGGCGGTTAAATCCTGTTCGAGTAAGGCCGTTAATTGACCCAATGAGCTTTCAGTGTGTCTTTCTGCGTATCTGGTCGTGTAATCATCAATAAACCGTTCAAGGTCTTTGGAAATTTCAACATCCGTTCCCATTTCATCTGCTGCAGCTGCTTGAATCGCTTCTGAAAAACTCCGGATCACCGGCCCGATTTTTGATTTAATCTCTTTGGGCATTTTCCGGTAAAAATCATCAAGCCATTTCTGCATATTCCCATCGGTTCTGAGTTTTCGCTGTTTATTGATCTGGCCTTTGACCGCAAGCCCTTCTTTATTTACGATGTCTTGTGCTGCTCTGTGGAAGAGGGGATAATATTGTTTTGATATCCGGTCCCGGGTAATGATTGAATTTTTCGATCGATATTCCCTGGAAGCCTTATCCTCTTTTTTCGGCTGGTTGTTATCTTTGACAATTTCCCCGGCCATGTTTAGAGGGACCATATTTAATTGAACAAAATGCTGATCACCGCCATCAATCGGGTTCATATTTTCTTTGGCAAGAATCTTATTAGGACTAAGCGCCCCAACCTGAAACATTTTATTATAAAATTCCCCCCGGGCCTGAGAATCACCCCTCAAAAGACCGTCAACAAGAAATTCGGCAAAATAACCTTGCATCCGTTCTTCCCGGGTCAATAATTGGAGGGAAATATTTTGCTCCCATCTTACAATCCAGTGCATGAGGCATGAATCAACATACCCGCTGTTTTCCTGTTCAAGATTATTATGATTTGAATTTTGATCATGGATGGCAATTTTATGCGGCGGCACATGGAACATTCCGCATAGTTCCAGTTTCTGAAATTTTCTGGTTTCCAGGAATTGAGCATCGTTTAAAGGGATTGTGAGCGGTTTATATTTTGCCCCGCCTTCCGCAACCATAATCTGGTGAGAATTCCCAAGACCTGCAATACCGGTTTTCAGCGTTTTTAAAAATTCTGTTTTATTGTCCCCAAGATATCCATCCATTTCATAGATGCCGGCAGGGTGAGTGCCTTTTCCGAAATACATTGACCCAAATTGCTCCGTGGCCATACCAAGGCCAATGGCTTCACGTGCAAGACCGATCAATGACATACCCGTCAGGCCGTTGAAACCAAAACCGGGAATATGGAGAACGTCTTTTTTTGCTGCCCGGTGTTTACCTTTCCCGTCTGACCATTCGTAATAGATCCCGCGCCGATCTGTTTTTATTTGCACCCTTCCAGGTACCGGAATTTGCTCAAGTGATTTAATCGCACCACCAATACCTGTTTTTTTAATCCTGGCATAAGTGTTGCCCCATAAAAGCAAATGATTTTGAGCAGCTTCCCGAAAATTGAAAGATGTTGTACTTGGATTTGGTGCATTATGGAGGATGTCATATAAGGGATGATTTAAAACCCGTTGTTTGCTTCCGTCTTTCGCTCGTTTGTAAAGGATAAGCGGCAACCGGGCAATATCACCGGAAATAAGAGAGACACATGCGAAAACAGTCAGATATTTAAGGGCTGATTCTTCATTGACCTGGACCCCGGCTATTGAAGGTTTCCCGGCCACACCATACCAGAAATC